AAAGAATAAAAAAAATTGTGTTCAACAAGAAGTATAGTTTGAAACAATTAAGAGAAATTTTTAATATGGAGCAAACAAGCGGAAGTAAGATTCAGCAACAGTTAAAAGAAATCGAAAAAAAATATAAACTCACTAAGGTAAAAAGGGGGATTTATATGATAGAAAGAGAATTAACTGATGATGAAAAAATAGAGAACCAAAATTATAACAAAAATAGGACTTATATTGAGCCAATGATTTATGAATTGTTAGGAAACTTGAAAAAAAATTCTATTATAATGGATATGCACGAACTAATGGAAGAAATAGAAATAGTAAATAAAGACTTCAATTATATCAAATGGCATACTAAAAATGTGGCAAAAGCAATTAATCAAAATGAAGATACTTTAAAAATATTTACAAAAGAATCTGAACCTATGTTGAAGAAAATAATAAGAGATGTCTTATATGATATGGCAGATGCCTGTTTAATAGATATTGAGGAAATACCAGTTTTAGCATATAAGATATATGATATTGATAATCAGCATTATTATACAAAAACAAAAGTTATAACAAGTAACAAAGATAAACAAGAATTGCTAAATATAAAGAATAAAGTCTTGCATATGGTCAAATTGTCAAAAGAATCGGAATTAAATTATTATCAAAGAGGCTATTTTAGAGATTTAATTGCTAAAGAATATGATGCTAGTTACTTTTATTATAGATATAAATTAATACTAAATACAAATGGAATAAAAAAGGAATTAGAGCAACCTAAGTATGATATAAATAAATTAAAAAAGAAGTTTAATGCTCATATACAAGATAAATTGAGTAAAAGTAAGCAAGGAAAAATGAAAGTTTTGACAAAAGAAGAGAGGAAAGTTTATATTAAATATTGTATTGACACGAATCAAGATTTTAATTTAAGAAAAATAAAATAAAAGTATTGACAAATAAAAGAAAATATGTTATAATTAGTTTAAAGTTAAAGAAAGAAAGGATAAATAAAAAAATGAAAATAATTAATTATACGGTAGAGTTAACAAAATATAACAATAAAGGCATAAGTGCAACACAACTTAACATATTGTCTAAAGAACAATATGATGCTATTAATTTTATTTTCACTTGTAGACAAGGATGGTTTATTAGATTTATCTGTAAATTAATTGTGTTATATGAGAAAATAATTAATAAAAGAAATTAAGAATAGTATATTCAAAGAAATATACATTGATATGTAAAGGAGGATAAGAGATGACAAAAAAAAGAACTTTGTGAAATGTGTGTTGAATGTGGAAATCGAGCAAAAAGTAAGGAAGAGCGAAAATAATGACGATTGATGAACAAATAGAATTTTGTAAAGAAAAATTAAGAATATTAAGCTAAATACAGAGCCTAGTATCTTTGAAGATATAAAAGAGAGTTTAGAAGAACTAGAACGGTACAGAAAAGATTATGCTTGGGCAGAAAGAAGAGCATATAAAAAAGCTCTTGATGATTTTATAGAAAAAATGAATGAACAAAGTGAAATTGCAAGGCCAGTTGGATGGAGTGCTGGAATAGAGATAATCACTATGAGTACAGTTAGAAGTATCAAAGAAGAGTTAATGAAAGAGGGGAATTTTAATAAAAAACACATTATGTAGTTTTAAAAATTTTAAATATGAAAAAAATATACTCTTGCAGAATTAGAATTGGAGATGGAAGAATGAGAGAACCTAAAGAAATATTAATAAACGGTAAAACATTAGAAAAGATATTAGAAAATCACAAACATTGGTTAAACAGAGATATTGATGGTTGGAAAAATATGTATGCGGATTTAAGAGGTGTAAATTTAAGAGGTGCAGATTTAAGTGGTACAGATTTAAGATATGCAAATTTAAATTATGCAAATTTAAGTGATGCAGATTTGCGTGATGCAGATTTAAATGATGCATATTTAAGAGGTGTAAATTTAAGTGATGCAATTTTAAGTGGTGCAAATTTAAGTAATGCACATTTAAGCGATGCAGATTTAAATGGTGCATATTTAAGATATGCAGATTTAAGATATACAGATTTAACTGGTGCAAATTTAAGATATACAGATTTAAATGGTGTAAATTTAAGAGGTACAGATTTAAGAAGTGTAAATTTAAGAGGTGCATATTTAGATAAAGAAGAGCAAATAAGAAAGGGAGTTAAACTTTCAAACCCTATTACAGGCTGGAAAAAATGCAAAGATGGAGTAATTGTAAAATTAGAAATACCTAGAGGTGCAATAGTATTTTCAATTAATAATCATAAGTGCAGAACAGATAAGGCAATAGTAAAAGAAATTTTTGGTGCTGATAGAGCATTTTCTATACATAAATATTTTTCTTATTATGTTGGAGATAAAATCGAAGTTTATAATTTTAATTGTGAATACAATACTGAATGTGCAGAGGGCATTCACTTTTTTAGAACAAGAAAAGAAGCTGAAAATTATTAAAAATGAGAGGTAGAAGAATGAGATTGATTGATGCAGATGAAGTAATAAAAAAAATGAATGAGCGAGCAGAAGAAGAAATATTAGATTTTAGAGATTGTAGAAATATGATTGAATTTGCACCAACAGTAAACGCAATAGAAATTCCAAATGGTGTCAACGAAGATGACTTAGAACAATTCATACAGATGTACTTGATATAGTAATTAGATGTGCTTTATGTTCAAATAAAATGAAATCAGAAAGTGGTTGCGATGGTGGTTGCGAAGTTAATAAGTATGATTTTGAAATAGGACTACCGCAATCCTATTGGCTTTAGACAATGGGGTAGTTCACAAATTAAAAGAAAGTATGAGCATAGAACAAAAGGAAAATAATGTATAAACAAATGGAATATGATAAAAAAATATACACTTAAAGAATTAGGATTAAATTAGGAGGTAAAAATGTTAAAAAAATTAAAAGGAAATTTTGAAAATATTTTTTAAATATGTTGACAAATAGAATAAAATATGGTATAATATTAAATATATTAAAGAAAGGAGAATATTAATGAAAAATAAAAAAGAATATGAATATTTAGGGTTTAAATTGGAAAGAGCATTAGATGGTTGTAATGACGCAACTATCAATGAATATTGGTCTGCATTTCAAAATGAGAATTATTTCAGATGTGAAGTTATTTTAGAATTGTGGGGTATAAATGAATAAGATAAGAATATCTAAAGTTGTTAAAAACTTTTATACTAATGAATCTGTTGTATGGATTGAGATTTATGAGGATAATGATTATGAAACAGTTATATACGCAGGTGAAATGAAGTTAGAAGATTTTTCAAAAGTTATTTTAGGTAGTAGTGAGTATATAGAAAGGAAAATGTAATTATATTATAAAAGGAGAATATTAAATGAGAGTTGCTATTTTAAAATCAGAGGTTGATGATAATTTTACTAAAGGAGAGTGTTATTCTTGCCCTTTTGGTATTGAAACATATGCAGACGATTATAAAGATGATTATGATTTTCACATTAGATGTCCTGTAATGGCAGAGTATCTTGATTGTCCTATTGAATTTGAAGATATAAAGGAGTAATCGCAATATGTGTGTAGAAATTAAAATAGATTCGCTTGATGATATGTGTGATGATAATTATTTAGATTCAAAACAAGATGATATAGAAGTTAAAATTAAAAACTTAAATATTGATATGATAAATCTTAATTATAAATTAGATTTAAACAGACTTAATTTTTATGAGCCTAGTTATAGATATAAAAAGAATTTTGCAAGAAATTTACTAACTGGAACATATAATGGATATAAATTTTATATTCAAGATTTAGGCAGATTTCCTACTGCATATATTGAAATATCTAAAGAAGATAAAATTTATAATATTGATTATACGGATAGTATGGTTAGAAATATTGAAACACATTTTGGTTTAACATATAGTTGTGATTATTTAGTAGTAAATAGGAATGTTAAAAATGTAAATGATTGTACTATAAAAGACTCTTGGTTTATAGGTTGGGGTTATAGTCACTTAGGAGATTATACTGAATTTGATGATATTGGTGATTGGACTACGAATGTATATGGAAAAAAGTGGACTGCTAAAGAGATTTTGTACGATTGTATTTCAGTAATAAATCAAATTATAAAAATCAATAAAGGAGAAAAAGATGAACAAAATTAGTATTATGTTTGCTACGGTATTAGTTGTATTATTCGTATGTACTTTTAGTCTTAGTGTTATATCTTTTCTTATTTGGGTAGGAGCTTTTCTTATTTGGGTAGGAGTTGGTTTGCTAAATTTGTTTGGGTTAAATATTAAATTTTCTTTTGAATTTTGTTTTATAGTCTGGATTATTTTAAGTACTATTAGATTTGTCAATAGTATGTGTAAAAGATAATAGACACTTGTCTATTTATTAAAAAAAGATAATAGACATTTGTCTATTATCTTAATATATAAAAAATAGACACTTGTCTATTTATTAATTAACAAAATGTTAACAAGCAAAAGTCACTTTTTAACAAGTGGTTTTTCTCTTTATATTTACTAATTAATAATTGGTCTTACCAATTCAATTTATCTCTCTTTCTCTTCCTCAAACCAATATCCTAAACTCTTTTCACTTCCACAATCAATCTTAATTCTTATCTCTTCACTATCAGTAATATCATAAAATCCCTCAACACTATAACAATAAATTCCATTTCCCTTAGGCTCTATAATATTAACACAATATTTATGCCC